AACAGGAAGAAACAGAAGACTCAAAAACTTTGTTGACGATTTCGGATCCGGAACCGGAAAATTCGGAAGCTGAAAACTTTGAAGAGATACCGCATCTTGCGGCTGACCCGGCGGATCAGGCAATCGAAGAAAGCAAGCCTGTTGCCGAACGGCCAAAACACATCGAAGAAAAGCACTGGGATACAGAAAAAGGCGAAATTAAGGCGGAGGATCTTGCCAAATCGTATCGCGAGCTGCGGACGCACATGGATGCCGGTAAGCACAAGCCGCCGAAGGATGGCAAATATTCCATCGAGGGGTTTGAAAATTTGGCGGAAGATGATGAAATCGTGAACGATTACCGTGCTGCCGCCGAAGATATTGGACTTTCCCAGGCGCAGTTCGAGAAAACAGTTCAATTTTTAATGGATAAGGTTGGTGTCATCGAAGAGGAGGCTATCTCCAGTTTTGAGGAGGAACAAGCAAAGCTCGGCCCAAACAGCGAAAAGATCATCGCCAGCACCGACGCCTGGCTAAACAAATTCGCCAAGGCTGGTGTTCTCAACCAAGCTGAATTGAAGTCAATTGCAACCGCTTCCTCGAGCGCGACATTTGTAAATGCCATAAATAAAATAAGGCGATCATATGGCGAGAAAGACATCCCGCCCGTCGATGTGGGAATTGATGCGGCCAGTACGAGCATGTCCGATATTAATGTTCTGATGGGAGATCCGCGCTATGGTGTCGATATGGCGTTCACCCGCGACGTCGAAAGAAAGGTTTATGAATTGCACGGAGAAAAACTCTAAGCCTCATATTTCGCGCATCGAGGGCTTTCAATTTTTTTTCAATCTTACTATTTTTAGTTTCCGATAAGTCTCGCTGACCCGGACAAGTTGCTGCGGCCCTGCTTCCAGGATAACCGAAAAACATTTTTTTTCATTCTGGAGATCGTAACATGGCCACAATATCTAATGCCTTTACGACCCTGTTCGATGCCGAGGTAAAGCAGGCATATCAGGCGAGCCGAAAGCTGGCTGGTCTGACGCGTGAACGCGACGCACAGGGTTCCTCAACAATCAAATTTCCGAAACTCGGCTCGGGCGTCGCGACTGTTCGCACTCCCATGTCGGACGTTGTGCCGCTGAACCTGGCATTCTCACAGGCGACCGCGACCATGACCGATTACATAGCTTCCGAATATTCGGACATCTTCAATCAGTCGCATGTCAATTTCTCCGAACGGCAAGAATTGGTTACAGCTGTCGGAAATGCAATTGGTCGACGGATGGATCAAGTCGTGCTTGACGCACTGACGGCGGCTAGCGGAACAGGCACGGTAGCAAATTCAATTGGTGGCTCGAACACCGACCTGAATGTTGCCAAATTCCGAGAGACTGCTCGCCTTATGAACAAGGCAAACGTACCCGCCGAAGATCGGTGCATTCTCATTCATGCAAACAGTTTGGAGGCGTTGTTAGCTGAAACCCAGGTGACCAGTGCCGACTACTCGAATGTGAAAGCACTCATAAACGGTGACGTGCAGCATCTTCTTGGCATGAAGGTCATTGTAATGGGTGACATGGATGAAGGCGGACTCGTCGTTGACGGATCAGCCGACCGGACCCTTTTCGCCTTCCACAAGAGTGCAATCGGACTTGGAACTTCGATGAATCAGAAGTCTCGGGTGGATTACATACCTGAGAAAACGTCGTTCCTCGTAGCCAGCATGTTCAGCGCGGGCGCAATTGCAATCGAAGCAGACGGCATTGTGAAACTTACCTGTAGGGAGTCCTAATTATGGCTTTTTCGAGAGATGGATGGGGTCCACTCGGCGGTCAGTCCAAGCGTGGCTCTGTACCGATGATGTGGTCCTATACGAGCACCGATGCGAAAACCGCTATCGATGCAGCCGGATATTTTAATGATGTCTCTGACGAAGTGACCGTTGGCGATATCATTTATTCCTGGGCTTCGACGGGCGGGACGGCAACCGCTTCCTGGCACGTCGTCGTCAGTAACGCGAGTGGCGTTGTCGACGTCGGAGACGGCGTCACCATAGCGGTGACAGATTCCGACTAAGTGTTTGTTTAAGAGTTAGCGGGGGGCGGCGTATTGGCTCCCCGCAAAATTTTATTGTTAGGGTGATCGATGGCGACAGGCGACACAAAACTGTCTATCTGCTCCGATTCTCTTATCATGTTAGGCGCATCTCCTCTCAGCTCTTTTAGCGATGGCACTGACGCCGCCCAAATTTGTGATCGTCTCTATGACGACATTAGAGACACCGTTTTACAGCTCAAGCCTTGGGTGTTCACGCTCAAAAAATCGCAGGTAGCGCGAACGGTCAACACCCCGGCGAGCGAGTGGAAATACGAATATCAGTTACCTAGTGATAGGCTTGGCTCGGGGGTCAGGGCCCTATTTTCAACCGCTGATGCCGGGGCGACTCCCCTGGTCGAAGGCTGGGAAATCCAGGGAGACGTAATTCTTACGGATCAGACAACAGTTTATGTAGACTATCAATTTCGCCCATCGGAAGATGTCATGCCGACATATTTTTGCCAGCTCCTCAAGTATTGGCTGGCTTGGCATTTCGCTGAAGGTGTAACCGATCAGATCACCAAAGCTCAATACTTTCAATTGATCGCGTGCGGGAGTCCTTCAGAGAACATGCGCGGCGGCATGACGCGACAGGCGATGGCAATCGACGGGCAGAACAACACCAATAATTCAATTTTGGACTTTGATCTTATCTCAGTGAGGCAGACGTGAGCCGTGTTGTTCGTATACAAACAAATTTTTCGAGCGGTGAGATCGATCCAAATCTCCGGGCGCGGATTGACTTAGAGCAGTATTACAACGCCGTTGAGGAAGCGAGCAATGTGATCGTGCTACCGCAAGGCGGGGCAAAACGCCGCGAAGGTCTCAAATACATCTCTGAGCTTCCCGCCGCGGCAGCTCCTCAGTCTGGTGTGCGGTTAATCCCCTTCGAGTTCTCGACAACTGACTCTTATATGTTTTGCCTTGTCAATCAGCGCATCTACATTTTCCGAAATAAGGCGCTCGTTACAAATATTAATGCGTCTGGCAATGATTACCTGGCGGTCACTTCTATCACCTCCGCGATGCTATCCAAGATTCGATATGCTCAAAGCGCGGACACGATCATATTTGTGCATGAAGATTTGCCGCCGCTGAAAATTGTCCGCGGAGCATCCCATTCTGCGTGGACTGCATCCGTCATCACATTTACCCATCCGCCAAATCATGCCTTCACATTGTCAACCTCTCAACCAGGCGCATCGATTACACCGTCCGCGACAAGTGGAAGCATAAAAATCACTGCCTCCGGTTCCGTGTTTTCCAGCGGCAATGTCAACCAGTACATCAATTTAACCGCCAGCTATGGTCGCGTCCGGATAGTCGAATATGTCAGTGGAACTGTTGTGAAGGGTCACGCTGAGATAGGGCTTTTCGATACCGAGGCTGTTGCATCTGGCAACTGGGAGCTCGAGGCCGGGTATGAGGCTTCCTGGTCCGGCACACGCGGATATCCAGTTTCCGTAACATTCCATGAAGGACGTCTTTATTTCGGTGGCTCTAAGTCCCTGCCCGTCAATTTTTGGGGCTCTAAGGTGGCGGACTATTTCAATTTCGAGCTTGGCGAAGGTTTAGACGATCAAAGTGTAGCCGCACAAATTACCACAGCTTCGCTGAATGCAATTGTCGACATTCATTCCGGACGTGATCTTCAAATTTTCACAATTGGTGGTGAGTTTTTCATTCCTCAATCGACAAACGAACCAATCACGCCTGGCAATCTGACAGTTAAGGTCGCGACCCGGCATGGCGCCAAGCCAGGTGTCCAGGTGGCTGGGCTAGACAGCGGAACGCTTTTTATTCAGCGCCAGGGCAAATCGCTAAACGAGCTCGTTTTCACTGACGCTGAATTAACTTACACGACCTCCGCAATTTCGCTTCTCAGCACTCATTTACTCAAAGAGCCTATCGATATGGCGATCCGGCGAGCAACGAGCACTGATGAAAGTGATCGTCTATTTATCGTGAATTCAACCGATGGATCGATGGCTGTTTTCAGTTTGTTGCGGGCGCAAAAGGTAATTGCTCCCTCCAGCTTCACGACTGATGGTGAATTTAAAACCGTCGGAATTGACATTGATACTTCGTATGTAGTTGTCAAAAGAAACGTCGGTGCATTCGCGACCTGCACGATCACCATCACGGCATATGGCAATCTGGCCAATGGTGAAAAGGTCAATTTGATTGCCGGAGATTTGACCTCCCACGATTTCACCGTTGGATCCAGTGCTGGTGGCGGGACGTTCGTTGCTGAAACATCTAACAATCAGACAGCGACTAACCTCGCAGCTCAAATAAATGCGAACGCGAAATTTGCCGCAAGCGCATCCGGTGCGGTGGTCACTGTCACCCAGGCGATTGGCGGTGCTGTCAGCGAGACAACCGTCACTTTGACTGATGCTTCACCAGCCGGGATGACCAAAACCAATTTTGTGACAGGAACGCGAGACGCTTATTTTGTGGAAGTCTTCGATACTGT